CTTGTTGAATATCCGAGATGAGATTCTTGGAAGCGTGAACCAACTTAAATACCTCTTAACCCTAGTTTAATTATATGCCCCTAATCACACCAGAAAAAGGCGAGAAAACAAAAGACTTTGTTGGTCGTTTTATGGGAAACAAGACAGCCGTGAAGGACTTTCCAGATACCAAGCAAAGGGCGGCAGTTGCATACCAGACCTATCGGGACGCAAAGAAGAAGCAACGCAAAGAGGCTAGGCTAGAAGAAGATTCTACGGTTATCCCTAATGTGTATATCTTGAGCCAAGGAGAAGCTAGAGGCCACGATCTATTCATTGATAAGACCTCGATTGAGAAGGCTTATGAGCTAATGTCTCAAGCACCCAATGGCGTGAAGGTTAAGATGAACCACGGCTCTGGATTGCAGGATACTTTGGGATTTGCACGCAACCCTCGCATTGAAGGGGACAAGCTATTGGCCGACCTTCACTTGCTCAAAAGCTCGCCTCATTATGGCCTAGTCAAAGAGATGGCAAACGAAGCCCCCGACCAGTTTGGGGTGAGCCTTGCCTTCTTGAACGAATCTGAAACTATTGGAGGCAAGGATTACATTCGCCCCCAAAGGATTGAATCTGCCGACCTAGTTTCTAGCCCTGCAAGTAACGAGAAGTTTAGGGACTTTCAAAGCAAAGATGTTGAGATGCTTGTTTTCGCAGTTGGAACAAAGTTCCGATGCTGGGAAGGTTACAAACCAGCAAAGGGAGTTCCAGCCTACGAATCTGGTTCTTGCGTAAAGGCAGAATCAAAATTGGCATATAATGCGGGAGGCGTGAGCATCCCTGCCGATACACAAGCCGTTGTGGAACACGACCCAATACTTGACAATAAGGAGAATAAAAATATGGACAAGAAATATATGGACGAATTGAGCGAGCTTAAAGCTCGACTAGAGGCTCTTGAAGCCGCTATGAAACCCGCAGACGAAGCCGCAGACCAAGCTGAAGATAAAGCTGAAGGTGTGCCAGTTGCTGATGTTCCTTCCCCCGAAGATAAGGTTAAGAAGGATGATACGCAGATGGCCGAGAAGCTCAAAGCAGTTCTCACAGAGTTTGGCATTAAGCCCATCTCTGCTTCACCAGTTGTTGAAGCCCCTGCGAAGGTTGAACCTAAAACTTTTGAAGAACTCGTAGCCGCCCATAGCGACTATAAAACTTCAAAGCTCAAGGCTATGCAAGCCGTGATGCTATCTAACCCAACAGAATATGCCGAGGCTCGTAGCCGTGGCATTATCAAAATCTAACAAAAGGATAAACTAAAATGTCTACTCAAGTTGATAATGTTTTCCGTACATTCGGAACGGCCTCTGCTGTTTCGGCTTATCGGTTCGTTACCCCCGACACCACCACGGCGGGTTTCGTAAATGTTGCTGTTTCTGGTGCTAACAAAACCATTGGAGTAACTCAAGAAGATGCTCCCGCTGGTGGCTTCGTGACCGTCAAGTTGCTTCACCCAACCTTCTTCGCAACCGTCTCTGGGACGGTGGCAGTTGGCAACACGGTGTTCTTCGATGCGGCTGGTCAAGTAACCACGCTTGCGGCTAACCTCTCGACTGCTGGAATCGCTCTTGAAGCGGCCACAGCAACATCGGCGGTTATCGAAATCGCAGTTCCATTGTTCTAAACAATAGTAACAACAAACAAAGAAAGAATATAAAATAAAATGAGCTTTATTTCTGGTGGCACGACCATTCGTGCTGATATTAACCAAGCCCTCATCGAAGCACCCGCACAAATCGGGTTGATCGGTGCGGACATTATGCCTCTCCTGCCAGTATCGGCAAAGAGTGGTGTCTACCTCAAAGTTCAGACGGCTGATGCTGACCTCTTGAACGCTGATGCGGCCAAGCGGAATGCTGGTGCTGAATACGCTCGTGCGGTTCGGAAATTCACCTCTGATACCTACGATTGCCAAGAGACCGGCCTAGAGGAGCTTCTGGACGATAGTTTTCGCTCGGATGCATCGCGTTTTTTTGCGATCGAGGCAGAAACAGCGAAGTTCTTGCTCCGTCAGGTCAAGCTATCCCACGAAAAGCGGGTGGCTGACTTGCTCTGGGCGACAACGACCCCCTTCACCACGGCTGATGTTAGCCCAACGGCTTCCTACACCGAAGCAAACTTGGCAACCATCAACGCCCCTGCGGACGTTGCGGCTGGCAAGCTCGCCCTAAACAAGCTCGGCTATGAAGCCAATGCGGTAATTATGTCTGCAAATGTGTACGAGAGAGTTCGCCGTACCACCCTCTTGCAGAATCAATTCTACGGAGTTGTTTCTAATACTGGTGGCCGTCTCCTCGATGAGAAACAGATTGCCCTCGCCTTCGGTGTGGACAATGTCTACATCGGTCGTGCGGCTTACAACACAGCGAACAAGAACAAGTCATACTCTGGCTCGTTCATCGTTCCCGACAGCAAGATCATCGTTGCCAATGTTGGTAGCGGTCAGTTCACCGCTGGTGGATTGGGTCGCACATTGGTCTGGTCTGATGACGCACCGGGTGGTTTCGTCTCCGAGAGCTATCGTGACGAAGCTCGCCGTTCTAACGTACTCCGAGTGCGTATGAACACAGCCGAGAAAGTCATTGATGCGAACGCCGCCGTCCGTATCACCACGACTTACAGCTAAAAACTTGGTTGGTTGATTCCTCCGAAGAAGGGGGAGCAGGGGAAACCTTGCTCCTCCTTTTTCTTTGACACAAGGATATTGAAACTATGGCTGATATAACCAATTCAGAGCCTTATTACGACCAGATTTCCCACGCCGCCAGACCCGGTACAAGATATGTCGTTACAACTGGGACAGCGATCACAACACCCAACGAGTTCGCTGGGCTTTATGTTGTTTCAGATGCAAAGTTTGCGAGTATCTCCTCTGCCGTAACTGGCTTTTCAAGCCTTGCTAATGCTACTGCGGCCTCTGCCTCTACCTTCAATGCAGGAATTTATCTTGCTGGTACTTGCACAGCATTTTCTATTCATAGCGGAATTGTTCTTGCCATTGGTGACTAAAAATCTGTAAGGTTAATTCCTTATGAAGATTAAGGGTGGTATTCAAATTGGCGGGTTAAACATTAGAGGGGTACTATTTTCCCCAGCCAGTTTATCTGGCCTATCTCTATGGCTTAAGGCTGATGCTGGTGTTACTCTTTCTGGGTCAAATGTAACAGCGTGGGCAGATCAGAGTGGGAATGGATTTAACGCGATTGGGAATGTAGTCGATGGCGTAAATCCAACTTTTGTATCAAATGTTCGAAATGGAAAACCAGCTTTGCGTTTTGGAAGCAATGGTGATGCAACAGTTTTAAGAACAGCCCCAACAACATTTGGAAATAGTGGAGAATTCACAATCTTTACAGTTTATCAATATAATGATGCAGATAATATTTGGGCCGAACTTATATCAAAAGGAGACTTGGCAACTTCTGAAGGCTCTCAATTTTCAATATCACCAAGATTTATTTCTTCATACGACCCAGAATTATCTGCATTTGGAGTTATGGGGGATGATTACAACTGGACTTTCTTATATCAAAACCCAGCAAGTACCAGTTGGGCTATTGTATGTGGCACACAAAGCGTGACAAATAATTCACAAAAGTATTTTGTCAACGGGTCTTTAGCATCTGAATCTGCTTCTGTTGGTGCTATAAATCAATTAAACATTGAAATTGGCATAGGAAATAGTGGTAGCAATTCAACCCCATCATCAGCAAGTAGCGGAGGATATAGTGGCGATCTTGCCGAAGTTATATTTTACAATAGAGCAGTTACAAACACAGAACGTCAGCAAGTTGAGGCGTATCTAAATACCAAGTATGCAATTTATTAAAGAATAACTAGGTACATTTAATTGACATCCTTTAGCAGTCAGAAATCCTATCTAAATGAAGTATCCTATTTCAGTTTATTTAATAGCGGGAAATGAAGAAGAGTACATTGGGCGTTGTTTGGAAAGTTTCAAGCCAATTTCAGCGGAACTTATTGTTTGCATTTCTAGGGGGTCAGCTACGCCCGATAAGACCGAGGAAATCGCAAGTGGGCTTGGTGCGAAGATTGTTCATTACCAGAATAAAAGAACTGACTGGAATCACATAGACGATTTTGCAACCGCTAGGAACACGGCTCTTGAGGCGTGTTCGAGTGAGTGGTGTTTATGGGTAGATTGTGACGATGTAATGGCCGAGGATGGAGCGAAGATTGTTGAAGAGGCTATTGATCTTGCCATTCAAAAAGACGCTCACCTAGTGGCGTTGAAATATTGGGTGGAAAATGCTGGACTCGCCCCCCTCCGAGAAGAAATCTCCAAGAAAGGCACTTGTAGCTGGAAGAACCGAGTTCACGAAATGCTAGTTTGCAAAGAGCCAAACAAGACGATTGGGGTGGATAAGATTTTCCGCATTCACAAGCCCCACGGATACAAGCCAAGGAGTGCAGAAAGGAACTTCAACATCTTGGCTGACACGCTTGCCCCAGCCGCAAACTCACTCTACTACCAAGCTCAAGAATACTTTTTATCGAATCAACACGACAAGTGCATTGATTCAAGTATGCGAGCGTTGTCTTTCCCAGACCTAGAGGATACGCTTCGATACGATGTGCTTTGTAACTTGGGAAGGATTGTTCCAGAAAATGAAAGACTGGCCTATCTTGGGCAAGCTGTAGCCCTGCAACCAGACCGCCGAGAGGCTTATTTCTACATAGCAAATCATTGGTCTGGCAAGGGCAACTGGATTAAGACTTATGGAGCTATTAGGTCTTGTATGACCCTGCATCGTCCCAAGTCTCACTACTGGAATCTTGTTGAGGCAATCTACAACTGGCAAGCGATGGACTTATATGAAACCGCATCGGTATGCGTAGGCGAGACTGCCGAGGCTGAAAAGATTAAGAAGATGCGACCAGCTCCAAAGATTAGCATTGTTCACGCCACAAGAGGAAGGCCACAGATCGCTTGGCAGAGGCGATGGATGTGGCTTTCTTTAGCTCAAAATCCCCTAGAAATTGAGTGGTTGTTTATGGTAGACCACAACGACCCAACCGACTACACGCCTCATCAAGCCATTAGGTGCAATCCGGGTGGAATGATTAACGCTTGGAACGCAGGGGCAAAAATAGCCAAAGGGGATATTGTTATTCAAATGAGCGATGATTGGACGCCCCCTCGTCACTGGGATGCCCTAATTTCAAACGCTATTGGGGATACAACGCAAGAGAAGGTGCTGGCAGTATCTGATGGGCTACGGCAGGATAAACTTCTTTGTATGGCTATTTTAACGCAATCTAGGCTAAAGAAGCAGGGGCATCTATTCCACCCAGACTACCAAGATTCAGACGGCATCTATTCAGACAACGAGTTCACGGATAGAGCCTATGCCGATGGCGTAGTTATTGAGGCGAAGGATTTAGTCTTTAAGCACGACAACCCATTATTCAATGGTGGACAACCAGATGAGCAACTTAAAAACCACAACAAGCCAGAGTTTTACGAGAAAGGGAGCGCGATCTATGAAAAACGCAAAAGCCAAAACTGGCAATCGTAAGTCTGGAATCATTCGCTTTGACGAGGCTCGACCAGTTCCTCCGATGGTTGAGGTGGATGTGAGCTATGATGATAGAGCCGAGAAGGATTTATACAAAGCTGGGATGCTCGCATTGAAGCACGACAAAGAGGCGGTGATTGCCTATGTAATTCGCAAGGCTTTAGAGGAGAAATTGAAATGCAAGAGATAACTATTAACGATTCATTTGGGAAAGCCCTTGCAAAGTATAGCGAGGGACTGGATGTTGGCCTAGAAATCGGGGGAGGAACTGGGGATGGCTCAACTCAATGTATTAGGACAAAAAGGCTATTCAGCATTGAGAACCACCCAGACCGCATCGGTAGGCATTCAATGAATCTATCTGCAAGGGGAGGTGTTTCAATCAAAGGAACTGCAACTCTATCGAAGCTATGGATGAACCAGTTGGATATAGCAGAATTTTATGGCACAAACAAAACTACCCTCAATCAATATCCCCTAGATCAAGTTCTCGGCTGGTATCACGAATGTATTGAATTTGCACAAGCTTATAGCACCAACGCAATCGAGGACATTCACTTTGAGCATAATGTAGATTTTAACTTTGTGCTGATTGATGGCTCTCCTTTTTCTGGTGAGGCCGAGTTGCGTTGCGTTCGTCCCTTTCTATCGGAGAAGGCAATCATCGCATTGGACGATGTGAACGACATCAAGAACTTGGCGAATTATAACAAGTTAAAGGGATTTGCTAAACTGCTTTGGGAGGATTGGTCTGTTCGTAATGGGGCGGCCATCTTTGAACTATGACCAAAGGAGTAATCACATCGGAATCACCCGAAATCCATTGGAAGCATCTCAATGTGGTTGGCGGTAGGATGTTAGACTTGGGGTGTGCGTTCTGGACGGAAGCAGAAAGGCAAGAGGCCAACGGAACAACCAAGTATTTCCTGTCGCAAAAGCCAGACTTTTATATGGGGGTGGACATAAACCAAGGAGACATCAACACCCTTTCTCAACAATACCCACAAGGAAAGTTCTTGTGCGAAAAGGCAGACTCCGCATTTCAAATGGATACTTGGATAACAGAGAACTCTATCACCCATATTAAGTGTGACATTGAAGGAGACGAGGCTCAACTTTTGCAAATTGGGAATGTTCACAATCTAAAAGAAATTGCCATCGAGCTACACTATTCAGATGCTTGGCTAAAAGAATTTTTGGCTTGGTTTGATTCGATTGGGTTCGAGTGCTACCGCCACGACTCTGTTTCTTTTTGTTCAGAAATTAGCGTTATCTATGGTCGATTGAAATGCTGACAATCTTTACAATAGTCCTTAATGGGATGCCTTATATTCAGAGGCATCTAGCAGAATTTCAAAAACTAAAGATTCCTTGGGAGTGGAGGATTGTCGAGGGAGTGAGTGAGCCTCTGGGGTGTACTCGCTGGTGTAAGCAAGTTCCAGAGAAGTACCACAAGAACTTTGTGAGCGTGGACGGAACGCACGAATATCTTGAGAGCATTAGAGGAGAGAATGTTTCAGTCTATTGGCAAGCCAAGCCTTTCCCCGGTAAGCTGGCGATGATTAGCGAGGCGTTGCGAGGAGTGGAGGGGGGTGTTGTGATGCAGATTGATTCAGACGAGATATGGAGAGCCGACCAGCTAGACGCAATCTTTGGGCATCTCAAGGGTTGCGAGGAGGGGCGAGCGATGCAGTTCCATTGTAACTATTATGTGGGGCAGAATAAAAAAGTAGTGACCAGAGAGGGATTTGCTTCGCATTGGTACGAATGGTTGAGGGCTTGGAAGTGGGGCGAGGGAGTTGAGTTCGTTAGCCACGAACCACCCAAGCTGAATGTCCAGTCGATGATGATTCCGAGGGGAGTGACAGAAACTTGGGGACTAATCTTTGACCACTTCGCCTACGCCACAAAGGAGCAAGCACAATTCAAGGAAGATTTTTATGGGTACAAAGGGCTGGTTGAAGGATGGGAAAAGCTACAACAAACCACTAGCCCAGTTCGATTAAGAGATTACTTTCCCTTCATAACAGATAAGAGCGTTGCTGATGAGTGTTAAAACTATTAAGTATTCGCAGAGGCTTGGGGATGTGCTTCGTTGCCTACCCGCCGCCAAACACCTAGCAAACCAAGGCCACGAAGTTTTCTTTGATTGCTTCGCTCAATACCACGGAGTTTTTGAACTTACCAGCTATGTGAAGGCTGGGCATAGGATGGGAGATGTTATTGATCTGGAAGTATGGCCGAACCAGTACGAGGCTTATAGGAAAAGCAAAAGAAGCTGGACTGACTTTGTTTATAGCCATCCAGAGATTAGGGATGCAGACAAGACCAACATTATCCTAGATAAGCTAGACGAGAACCCAGCCGAGGGGCTTCCAGAGACTTACAACCTAGTTGCCCCATTTGGGCTATCTCAAGGCTACTATCGAAACCCACTAGAACTAATCGTAAAAGCTAGGCAAACTATGGGTAAAGATAATTTCTATGTCCTATGTCCAGCCGATATTAAGATTGAGGGGCTTAATACCTATACCGCCACATCAGTTGAGCAGATGGCAAAGGCAATTCGAGGAGCTACGGACTTTTGGGCAATCAATAGCACTCCCATCATCCTTGCTTCGGCAACCAGAAGAGACAAGCAAACTGGCTTTTTCCCACAGAAAGATGAGTGGGAAACCGACAACATTTTCAGCTTTGAAGGGCTAGTTAGTATGGATTGACATAGAGGGTGGTTTTATGGCTGGAACTATCAGCACCTCCTATTTTGCAACGGACTTGACCTATATGATCCAAGACCTATACCAATCCGTCACCGGGTTGGGCTCGTCCTCTGTTTCTGCTTCTGTCACCGACCTAACAACGGCAAGCGAGCTAGAAATAGGGGGCGAGGTGTTTAGGGTGACGCAAAGCCTAGTCGTTTTGGCTTCATCAATCTCTGCCCCTACCATTGGCTCTCTTTGTACCGTGAGTGGAGTTGAGCGTATGATTGGAGGATTTTCGCAAAGCACAGATGGGCTTTCATATACCATCGAACTTGCGGAGATTACGACCTAATGGCTTCGATAGAGAGGGAGGTGGAGAACGCCCTCCTTAATGTTGTTTCTGGTGTTACTGGGGTGAACTTCTTTACAAGCGAAAGAGGCACGGCTAGGACGATGCCAAGCGTAACGGTTCAAGCCCAGATTGGGTCAGAGGAGCTTATACCCTTTTCTGGTGTGTTCAAAACTCCTACATCCATCACCTATGTTGCTAGGGCAGACACAACCGCACGAACAGCTTTCGATGCCAAGTTTTACGATATTTTAGAACAACTATATCGCTCGCCAGACCTTGCTAGTTATTTAACGACCAACTCAAACATAACCTTTTATGTGGCAAAGGTGACTGGGGATAGCCCAGCCGTGATAAGCCAAAACCGAACTTGGTCAAGGGCTATGATTTTAGACATCACGGCAACTGCAAAAAAATGAGCAACACCGTTCAAATCAATGTTGAGGATGCACTTGCAACCTTGCTTTCATCTGTTTCTGGATTGAATGTCTACAAGACAAATCGAGTGGGGGCAAAGCTATTCCCATCAGCCACAATCTCTGCTTCTGTTGGTGGGCAAGTATTAGGCAACTATACTGGGGTTTATGAGGTTGCCATAACAATCGACTACTCCGATACGGCGGCCAAGATTAGCCAAGCCAACTTTGACGCTAAATACTGCTCAATCTTTGAGGCTTTCTATTCTGAAACTCCTCCTCTATTTACCAAGATTCAAAACAACATTTCTGGAACAAAGATTTACACGGCAAGGATTACTGGGCAAACGCCAACGATCAAGACCGCTAAAAGAGCTTGGCAGAGAGGCTTGAAAATGAGCCTTATTTGCACACCTCAATAAGCACATTTAACACACATCATAATTATGCCCATTCTAGTCCTAGCCCTATTGTTCTGCTCCTGCTCTCCAAAGCAAGCAGACCACAACAATATGTTGCCCCGATATTCTGATATGAGTGCGGCTGAAGATGCTGGTAAGGTGAAGTAAATGAGTGATACGGAAGATCAAAACACACCTAGCTGGCGGGACTTTATGGCAAGCCTCAAATTCTTGGAGGCCGAGGGCTACATAGAGATATTTTATAACGACAAGGGCGAGCAGATGGTTAGAATTGCCCCCGGTGCGGAGCGAGCTACGCTATGAGTGCAGACCAAGTTGCAGACTTGCGAGAGAGACTCGCCCGAATAGAGGAGAGGCAGGTCAATCTGATTGCGGTTTTAGAGCGTCATACTAGCGAAATAGCCGAATGGACGGGGAGAATGAATGGCAAAGTAGACATCCTAGAGAGGGATGCTCAAACCATCAAAACAAAGTTATGGCTAGTTGCCCTAGTATCTGGTGCGGTATTCTCTACAATTTGGGAACTCATAAAGGTGCGTGTGTTCCCACGATAATTTGACACAAGCAAAGGAGATTATGCAAAACACACTTTCTAATGAGGTTTCAATCTAATGGCGGCCACGACAATCGGAACGGTTGGCTTGTCGTTCGGCTTGGTTGCTGAAGCTGGGATTGGATTAGTTCAGAGCTTTTCAGAGGCTCGTAATGTTGAGAAGAACGAAGTTCGTAACAACGCTGGCGATATAGTTGCGGTTGGATACTACAACGCCACAACCGCTTACTCACTCTCGGTTGCTATTACTGGTGCTTACAATGTGACCGCAGGTGCGGCTCTTGCGGCTTTGGCAAATGCAACCACCCTTGGCACAACTCGCATCGACTCCATCACGCTGAACAAGTCCAACGATGCGTTTGTGACCCTCGACATCTCGGCTACTGGTTATCCGAACGTAAGTTAATAGAGGTTCTAATCCTCTAATTGAAATCCTAAACTTATGACCGAAGCCTACTGGGGAACGACCAACATAAAAGTGGCGAGTGCCGTTGCTTCATTTGGTGCAAAGCCAAGACAACTAGATCCGGTAACGAGAACTATAAAAGAAAATGGGGAGGTTCAGGCTACATTCTGGTTTGAGGCTGGGGCGGGGGCAGAGGCCAAGGCAGAAATGGAACGCCCTTGGTCAGAAATGAAAAGCGACCCAGAAAGCCCCATTAGATATGTTCGTGCGGCCTTGGAAAACCGAGAAACCTTCTTGGGGCTTCTAAAAAGAGCCGTTCCAGTTCGTGTGATACAAAGGGGCGGTCAGACCTTACTCATATCAGAAAACGCAACCTCGGAGCAAAGAAAGGCAATCCTAAAGCATCTATGAGCATCTCACTCGAAGAAGAACTAAACTCGGCCTTTATCTCTCCTCAAAAGGAGTTTATGGGCGAGAAACTAGCCCCCTACACGGAAGGCTCTCGCTTGCTCCTTTTGCAAGTAAGGGACGATGAGGATTCGTCAATCTATTTTATCTGGTCGTTTATCTATGTCCACATCCTCCTAGCCAAGAACAAGAAGGACGCAATCAAGCTGGCTTGGAACAAGAACTTGTTTAGAGAGAAGATAATGGAATATATCGAGGGTAAGACAGAGACAGATCGTGAAGTAGCCACCACTATCGTATCCAACATTTTAGACGAAGCCCAGAGGGGAAAAGTTGATGTTATTCCAGCCTCTCATCAGCCCGACTTGGGAAACGCCTAACGCCAGCGGGAACAGCAAGTTTTGTGTTCTCGTTGGCTGAACGAACTGGTTGGAGCA